CATGGTTTAACAAGCATGTGGACACCAGCAAGAAACAAACTGCCCTGCAAGAAAACGAATCAACCAACTATGTTATTGGCGTCATGAGCGACGGCATAGACTACGAGGATTTACCAAACATATGATCAACGACGAATGGTTCCAACAAGGTGGGTTCGAAACCTACAAGCACCCAACCCCTATCAAGTATGAAACAGCAACCGATAATGGTACAATAGACACACTAGAAGGTCCTGTGAACTACACAGTGGGTCACAAGATTATTACTGGTCCTAAAGGCGAGCGGTATCCTGTAAGTCCTATCAAGTTTTCAGCTTACTATGACGACAACGGTGACGGCACAGCTACACCTAAAAAGATCATGAAGGTAGCTCGACTTGCTGACCATGATGGTGTTGTCAAAGCAAGCTGGGGCAACTTAGAATACACTCGTGGCAATGACTATATTGTGAAACATGGTCCCGGTGACTATGGTGTTGTAAAAACAGATATCTTTGCCAAGACTTACGACAAATCAAAAGAAGGAAAATAAAATGAAAGCCATAGTGTGGAGCAAATACCACTGCCCATTTTGCGATCAAGCCAAATCACTGCTGACACAGCGTGGTATTGAATTTGAAGAACGCAAAATAGGTGATGGTTACACTCGAGAAGAACTGCTGGAAGCAGTGCCCAATGCCCGTACCGTACCGCAGATTTTTCTTGACGGAAAACTCATAGGTGGATTTACCGAACTCCGACAACATTTAACAGAAAGCAAAACATGACTCAAATTGCACTTACCCCAAACACAGTGTACACATTCAAAATGAATTCAGGCGAAGAAATGGTAGCCAAGGTCAAACAATCTGGAGGAGAATGGATTGTATTAGAAGATCCTGTGAGCATTGCCCCGGGTCCACAAGGCATGGGACTGGTGCCCAGTTTGTTTACAGCAGACCCCCAGGAAGAAATCCAACTAAATACTTCTAGCGTGAGTCTTGTGAGCAAAACTGACGATTCGGTGAGAATGAAATACTTAGAAGCCACTACTGGCATCAAGGTACCAGAAAAGAAAATACTAGTAGGATAACATGCCAGCCGCACAACGTCAAGGCGATACCAACAGCGCAGGTGGGGCCGCAACTGGCGGCATAGCATCTGTGCGTGTCAATGGGTCGCCAGTGGTTGTAAATGGCGTGTCTGTGGCAGCACATGCGCCTTGGGGTCGGCCTCATCGACCACATGCAGCCGCTGTTACCACAGGTGGCAACGGATCAGTACGAGCCGGTGGAGTGCCCATTGTGACAGCAGGTTGCGCAGACAGTTGCGGTCATGCTAGATCTGGCGGCTCGGGCGATGTAAGGGTGGGATAATGGCACAAGGTCAATACACACCGTTGCAACTGACCGCTGCCGCAGGATTGCTAAACAATCAAGGCCTGTTGCCGCTGCCACAGGCTCTGCGCACAGCATTAAACAGTTTCAACAGCACCACGGTCATGGCAAATTTCTTTGCCGCTGTGAGTTTTTACAAGGCACAGGCTTTTGCCAACCAAACCACATTGAATCGATTGTTGAGCATAGGAAATACTGTCTGTCCAGCCTTGGGCAACAGTGTTCCGACATCACCAGTGGGATCATATCCCAGCTTGGACAGCGCCTATTATGTTGACTACCTTACTCCCAGTATTGATGGTTCTACCTTAGACCCTTCAGGGCTGAGCATTTTTATGGAACAGTTGGGCAATGCCTATCTTGGTGATGGCGACATTGGTAAATTTGCACAGGGATTTATGGGGGTTCAAGGTTACGTCAATGCAACCAACACCTTGATCAACAGCACAGTCAACGCTCAGACCTATCTTGGACCTACGTTTACCAGCATGAGTGACTTGGTCACAAACAACTTGTCTTTGGTCAACACTGACTTACCAAAGTTTGCTACCGATCTAGCCAACCAAGGCGAGCTGACCAATTTAAAGAACATTGAATTGTATGGCACACCAGCTGGATTATTACAACAACTCAGTGCCGTGGGCAACATACAAGGCGGCACCGCACCAGCACTCAGGGAAAAGATGTTGCAACTGGGAATGACCAATCAAAACATTGTTGACTTAGTCAACAACAACCAGTTTGGCCTGTTCAATCAGCAAGGACTTGCCACCAACGAGTTTAACTCACTGCAAAAATTGGCTTATCAGGCCATGACACAAGTCACAGGTCAGGACCTGTTGGAAGTCATGGATATATTGGATGTTACCACTGCCAATATTGCAACCATGGCAGATCTAATCAATCCAACCAAGGTATTTCCCAACAGCTATCAAACCATGCAAACGCCAACGCCCAATGGTGCGCAGCCAATATACAATCCGTTGGGACAGGTAGACATGACGTTGCAGAATGTTGTTGGCATATTCTTACCAAGTCCATCGGGCTGTGATGAATTGGCCAAGATCATTCCGCCTGACCAAGCTGTGGCCAACAAAGCAGTGCAAGCCAGTTTGCAACAGATTAGCAACATTGAAAATACCACATTGCCTGCTTTGGCCGAAACCATTCAAGGATTTACTCGCTTGCCATGGGATGACACAAGAGAATACTTGGCCAATGATGTTGTGGCTGATGCACCCAGTTTTAACGGGCTTGCTCAGCTGTTGCCTGCCACACAGTTTTATCAAGCACAGGATGATGTACCTGCAGGAACTGACATTACAGATACCACATACTGGCAACCAACCACTCTAGGTGGCATCAACACCATGGCTGGCTTGCCGTTGATTGAAGCACAGACATCGGCTATAGATTCATCAGTGGCCAGCTTTGTCAACAGCAACATTGCCACTGGCACTGGGCCTGACGGGGCAATTACCACTTGTGACGTCTTGGGTCTGGCCTATGATCACAATGACTTTGCCACACGATTGAACACTGCTACCACAGCAATCAATGCGTTGCAAACTACTATAACCGCAGGATCATTTGTTGTTGGACAAACATACACAATTATATCTGTAGGCACAACTAACTTCATTGCTATTGGTGCTTCGTCAAATACTATTGGTGTTACTTTTACCGCAACAGGCGTAGGGTCCGGAACAGGAACTGCTTCTCAATTGGCTGCATTAAATACGGCCTACACCAATATATTATCTGCTGCCAATGACGCTGCGGTAATCACACAGATAACCAATGCCAATGCAGCCATTGCCGCACTCAGTGCTAGCCCTTATGTCACAACATTGAACACAGCATGGACTTACATGAGCAACTACTTGAATCTGGAACTGGGTTACCAGGTCAAGGCCGGCATTGATTACTTTTTGTTGCAGCCAGGTGAACAAACCAGTGTGTATGCCTTTGTGCAAAGTTTGAGTCAATATGGCCGTCAATGCGAGTCATGCGGTCCCAATCAGTTCTTGCAAGAAATTGCTGACACCACTGCTCTTGGAGGACAAGCCTTGGTAGGCAGTTTGCGTGAAGGTGAGAATCAAATGCAACTGGTCAAATCCAGTCTTGCCAACCCAGAAATCACATTGCCACCTAGTACTCCACCACTGGATCCAGAGTGTGCAGTGACACCAGTGACCTAAAAACCACGAATTTTGCCAGTCATAGTGCAAATTTTGGTAAATATTACTCTATGACTATTGACGTTACGACATCAATATGTTAATATAACCTACTTCACTTTCAAGGAGAATATATGAAGAAATTACTACTCGTTTTGGCCGCAACCGTGGCTACTGCTGTCAGTGCACAGACAACTGTGTATGGTCGCATGAACGCCACTGTTGATTCAACCAAGACTGGTTCAACCACAGTAGACAGCCTGGTCAATGATCTCAGCCACATTGGTTTCCGCGTGACAGAAGATCTTGGTCAAGGCCTCAAGGCTCGTGCTGTGTTAGAAACTGCAATTGGTTCACAAGATCCTACAGGTAGCGCAGCCACTCAGTTGGGCGATCGTCAGAGCACTGTGGGCTTGGCTCATAATCTCGGTTCTGTGGATATTGGTCGTAACGTGCACAGCCAATTTTTGGCAGTGAGCAACAATGATGCTTTTGGTACATTGTATGGTTCTGTTGCTGGTGACATTCACAACCTGCGTGGTTTGCGTTTGAGCAATGGTACATTTGTTACTGTCACACCTATCAAGAACGTGACTGCAACATATGATCGCACTTACACTGCTACCGGAACTGAAGCCAGTGCGTACAGCATCTCTGGTAAGTTAGGTCCTGTAACTGGCACCGTGGCTCGCTACGAAGCTGGTGTTGAAAAGTCTACTGTGGCCGGGGCATCAGCTACATTTGGAAAAACCGCAGTTTTCTACTCACGTAGTGAAAACGAAAGTGCCACTGCTGGACAAACCAAGAAAGGTGACTTGATTGGTGTTGCACAGACCTTTGGTAAGTTCACTGCCAAAGCCAGCTATGGTGAGACTGACACCAGTGTCAAGGCTCACAGCGTTGGCGTTGACTATGCCTTTAGCAAGCGTACCTCAGCTGGTGTTGCATATCGCAATGTCAATGCTGCCACCGCAGCCGCTGACGTCAATCAAGTTGGCGTGGGTTTGACACACCTGTTCTAATGTAATACTGAAGTATTACCAAAAACCCTGCTACGTGCAGGGTTTTTCTTTGACCAAAATTGCCCTTTTTGCTATAATACACAAATAGACAGCAAGGAGCCTGTGATGCACAAGATAATTTGCGGCAAGTATGATTCACTGTGGAAGTGGGACTACCAATTCAATCCACAGGGCCTGGATCGGCGCACTCATCGTGTGCGTGGCAAATTTGCAACAGCCATGGACTATGCCCGCAAAGTTCGCGGTGGTGTTGCAACAATACAACACATTCGCAATCAACCCTGGGAAACTTGGGAACCTTTGCGTGGTTGATCAAAAATTGCCAATTTGCTATAATATAGGCATAGTGTAAGAAATAAGGAGCCACAATGAAACTGCTGATCACTACCCAAGTTTATGAGAACTACGGCGCCCATGATTGGGACGGTGCAGGTGAGTGCCCACAGTACTGGAAAGCCAAGGGCGGCAGCGACTATGTGATCCGTGATTTTGATCCCCTGCGTTATGCACCCGGCGTGATTGTGGACCTGGTGCGCCCTAAAATCGAGTCAGATTCTGAGTACTTCCGTGAGCACATCATTGACTGGTCCGTGGAGGCTGACGACTACCTTACAGAGTTCGAGCAGATGCAGTTGGACTACGAAGGCCAGATCCGTTTTCCTGTCAAAGAACTTGAATTGGCTTGACCAATAATTCCCATTCTGCTATAATACACACATACAGACACAAAAGGAGCCCAAGATGGAAAAACTCAGCACTATCCAGCAGATCAATTCTGCAATTATGTTTGGCAATCTTTCTAACGTAGAGCTCAACAGCATTGTTGATGCTGTGAAATATGCTCGTGCCCAGTTGACTAAACAAAACAAACGATCTTTCCAACTTGGCGACTCTGTAAAGTTCACCAGCAACCGCAACGGTGTGACATATACTGGCACCGTTCGCAAAGTCAAAATCAAATTTGTTCTTGTAAGCACCAATGCTGGTGTGTATAATGTTCCTGCTAACATGTTGGAGGCAGCATGACATTCCGTGCGTGGCTACAAGAAATGTGGTACGCACATCAAGATGAACTTATGGGCATAGGTCAACCACTTCCAAAATACACTTTGCAAGAATACTTTGCCAAATACAAATATTGGCTCAAACGCGAATACCGTTATCAACAAGGAGAACACAATGGGTCTTGATCAATATGCATACGTGGCTGCTCGTGCTGGTCAGCAATCAGATTACTACGAAGGTTCGGAGTTTGACGAAGAAGCTCGTGAGTATGTAAACAAAAAAGTCACCAAGCCGCGTGAATTGGCCTATTGGCGCAAGCATCCTAACCTGCAGGGCTGGATGGAGAGTTTGTGGAAACGCAAAATGCACGAGACCAATCGCGACATCCCTGAAAGCGAATGGGGCAGTAGTTTTAATGGCATTGAGCTTGAACTCACTGCTGAAGATTTGGATGAACTAGAGCGGGCAGTGAAAAAGCACCAACTGCCAAAAACACAAGGTTTCTTTTTTGGCAACGAATCAGATCAGCACTACTACAGTCAAGATCTTGAATTCATCAAAAATGCTCGAGCCGAAATATTCATGGGCTTGAAAGTGTTCTATAACTCATCGTGGTAAGGTATTAAGTATATGAATGAAACTGATTACAGCAACGAAAGATTTGAGGGCGTAGTGGCCGCAGGCTGGGTACGCGATCTCGAAAGTTCAGACAGTCGCATTCACAAAGAGAAAGTGATTGAAAAAGCTCTGATGGCTGCAAAATTGGGCAGTGCCGATGCACAGTGTTTTTTGTTCAATTGCTACCAAGCCTACAATCCGTTCTATACATTCAATGTCAAACAGGTTCCTGAAACCCAGGGCTTGATTAACCGACCCAATCCTTGGCCACGTTTTTGGGCCTTGCTGGAAGATCTGCGCACTCGCGGTATCAGTGGACATCGTGCTCGTGATGCCATTCAAGAATGTGCTGATGAGTTTGACAGTGATGAGTGGAACGGCCTGGCGCGGCGTGTGATCATCAAAGATCTGCGATGCGGTGTGTCTGAAAAGACCATCAACAAGGTTGTGGGTCGAACTGAATACAAAATTCCCATATTCTCATGCCAATTGGCACAGGACTCAACAGATCAGCCCAAGAAGCTCAAAGGCGTCAAACGACTAGAATGCAAGCTGGACGGAGTGCGTGTGCTGGCAGTGGTGCAAGGTGCCACGGTCACACTGTACAGTCGCAACGGCAAAGAATTTTTGAACTTCCCTCAGATTGCTGACGCAATTCTTGATCAGCGCAAGGCATTCCAGCATGGTCGTGGCACCGGTGGACACTTTGTACTAGACGGAGAGATTGTGGGTGAAAGTTTTCAAACATTGATGAAACAAGCCCATCGCAAAACAGATGCCGAAACTTCAGGCATGGTGTATCACATTTTTGACATCTTGCCTTTAGATGCCTTTAAAGAAGGGCACTGGAATGCTCAACAATACAAGCGACTGGAATGGCTGGAAAGTGCTCGTAGTCAACTCATGGAAACT